ATTTCCGATAACTCTACTGCAGCTACTATCTTCTACCTTAAAACCAAAGGTAAAAAACGAGGGTACGTAGAAAGGCAGGAAGTAGAAATAACAGAACGTAAGCCATTGAGTTGGTTAGATGAAGAGGATTGAAACTAGCAACGACATACTATAATGCTAAAAAGTCATCTGCTAAAATACAGGTGCATCAGGGAGGAAGTCGAAGCGGAAAGACCTACTCTATTTTGCTCATGCTTATTGAGTTGTGTAACAAGAATAAAAACAAAGGGGCTATAATTACGATTTGCAGAAAAACGTACCCAGCACTTAGGGGCAGTGTAATGCGTGACTTTTTCGAAATTTTAGAGAATGAAGGCATATACAATCCTGAGGATCATAACAAGAGCGAAAGCATATACAAGCTATTTGGAAACTTAATCGAATTTATCAGCATCGACCAGCCACAAAAGGTCAGAGGTCGGAAGCGTGACGTGCTGTTTATCAACGAGGCTAATGAGTGCAACATTGAAGATTGGAGGCAGTTGATACTGAGAACCACAGGGCGCATAATTATTGACTACAACCCGTCCGACGAATTTCACTGGATTTACGATGACGTAATACCAAGAGAGGATGCTGACTTTTTCCAGACCACTTACAAAGACAATCCTTTTTTAGAACAGAGCATAATAGATACCATTGAACGCTTCAAGGAAACAGACGAAGATTTCTGGAGGGTGTATGGCTTAGGTGAAAGAGGTGCATCAAGAACAACTATCTTTAATCACTGGAAGCAAGTTAAGGTTGTGCCCGAAGGATTCAGACTACAGAATTTTGGGATGGACTTTGGCTACACAAATGATCCGACTAGCATAGTAGCAGTTTATACCGATGGAGTAGACTTCTGCCTAGACGAAATTTGTTATGCCACAGGGTTGACTAATTCAGCTATCGGACAAGTGTTAAGGGATGCAGGAGTGCAAAGAGCTGATGTCATTATAGCAGATTGTGCAGAGCCGAAGAGTATTGACGAGATTCATGGGCATGGCTTTAATATCCACCCATGCAGAAAGGGTGCGGATAGTGTGAGGGCAGGCATAGACTATATGAGAAGCAAAAAGCTGTATATTACAGAAAGTTCCATAAATGGCATAAAAGAATTTAGAAACTACAAATACAAAGAGGATAAAAACGGAAAGATACTTAATGCACCTGTTGATGCGTTTAACCACTTTATTGATGCAAGCAGATATGCAATAACCTTTAACCAAACGAACCCCAACTACCGAAGCTATGCACTGGGCTAGGTAAGGATTTTTAACATAGTGCGTTTATATAATAGATATGCAATTCAAAGTACCAAAAACATATAGTGATTTAACTCTCGGACAACTCATGTTGCTCAACACAGAGGTTGATGCGTTGAAGCGTGTAGCGTATTGCACAAATATCAGCAAGGAAAAGTTAAGACAGATGCCTGCTAAAGAGGTAGCAAAAGCAGATGAGCATTTGATGGTAATAAAAGAAAAGGAAATAGGTAGACACTTTAAGACGATTACGCTTGAGGGCGTAGAGTATGGCTTTATACCTGATTGGAACGAGTTTACGCTTGGCGAGTGGATTGATGTTGAAGAGTATTGCAAAGACTTCTGGAGTAACACGCATAAAATATTAGCTATACTTTACAGGCCGATATATAGAAAGCAAGGTGAGGCCTACACGATTGAGAAGTACACCGCTAAAGAGGACACAGAAATTTTCAAACAGTTGTCGGCTGATGTTTTCGGAGGTAGCATGATTTTTTTTTTGACTTCAAGAAAAAGACTGCTGAACACTTTGAAGTTATCTTTACTGGAGGTGGCGAAGGAAGCGACGCTTTCAGCGAACGGTGGGGGTGGTACCCCTTACTCCACACCCTTGCCTGTGAGGAGCTACTCAAAATTGACAAGGTTACAGAGTTGGGCGCAAAAGTTGTTTTCTCACACTTGGCATTTCTCAAAGACCTAGCATTTAAGCAAAAGAATGATAACGTACAATAATATAATAGACCGCTTTGAAAAGTTTGCTGCTGATAATCAGTTCCTTAACTCTTTTTCTCATGGCTCACCTTCGGGGGTTGACTTAGACAAGTTTGAAAAGTACCCAACTATGCACGTTGTGTATACAGGGGCTACTTATGACAGCACATCTAAAGAGTACAGCTTTGAGATTTATATTTTAGACCTACCTGCAGATAAGGCTGACAAAATAGATAACCAACAACAAATGGTTAGTAATGCCGAGCAGGTTGCTGAGGACATACTTGCCGATATGAGGAATGGCGATAACGTATTTGACTTTGACCATCTTTACTCGGTTACAAGCGCATTTACCACACCCCTTGAAGAGACTACAAGCAATTCGCTATCTGGAATACTTCTAACACTAAGCATAGAGGTAGGCTACAATTATGATGCATGCAACGCACCTTTGGTTGGAGTATCGCCAACAGGATCGGCAGCAGAGAGCTTAGTAGGTAGGCAGTCAATTATTACAGCATCATTTGAAAGGACAGAAACACTTACAGGGGTTGCTGTTACTTTTCTTACTGTCATAGCAGATACAAACTGGACAAGCTACAACTTTAATCTTAACGGCTCAGTATCGTTTCAAAACAACTACCCCTTAGGCTCAGGGAGGCATGAGTTGCACGGATTGAATACAAAGACTAACATACTGTTTAATATGACAGGTACGCTTACTGTAACGGGTGCAGGCTTGGTTGTGTTCCAGACACAAAACTCTGGCCTTAATTTAGGGTTAAGCCATACAGAAACTTTTACAGGGGCAGGAACAAGGGAGGTGAACATACAGGCCGCAGCAGATATGGCAACGGCAGACTATATTTTTAACCAAGTAAAGCTAACTCACTCGGTGGGCGGCTCTTTTGTCTGGAAGTCGTTTACATATACAATAACAGACCCAACCTCAGCATAATGGCGCACCACAAACTAACAGAAGAAGAAAAAGTCCACGTAAAAACTGTGGAGGATATGCAACTACTCAAAAGGGTGTTTGCTATACTTGAAGATATTGAGGGCAGACTTGCAATTTTAGAAACTAAAACAAAGTAACATGGTAGAATTTTTAACAGTAAACTGGGGCGAGCTTCTTATAGCAGTAATGGCCCTTGCAAAAGTAATTGTAAACCTAACCCCAACAGAAGAAGACAACAAGGTTTTTGGATGGTTAGACAGCATCATCACATATCTAATTGGCGACAACAGGAAGTAATTACGCAAAAGCATTAGCTAAGTACGCTCAGGAGCTAAACAATGCTGCTAGGCGTGTTTTGGGGCGCAGGACAATAGGCAAAAACAAAACCTATGGTGAAGCCTCGGGAGCACTAAGAAAGTCGCTTAAATACGAAGCTAAAGGCGGCAAGGTTATGTTCGGAAGTCCTTTGCCTTATGCTCAGTTTATTTATTGGGGTGTAAATGGCACGGAAAAGAAAAGAGGCTCGCCTTATTCTTATGGATCAAAGCAACCCCCTATGGATGCTATTAAAAAGTGGATGCGGGTGAAACCTTTGAGGCTAAGAGACAAAGACGGGAGATTTATAGCGCAGACTGATGCAGGGCTTAGTTCAGCAGCATTTCTAATAGCACGAAGTATAAAAAAGAAAGGCATAGCTTCCTTAAAGTATTATGAAAAGGCATACGATGAAACTATTAAAAAAGCAGAGAATAAATTGAGTGAGGCTTTTGCTAAGGATTTGTTTAATGATTTCTCAGCTAAAGTAGGTAACATAAAAATGACACCAAAATGAGTGCACAAATAGACAGCAAGCCGACACTAATAGTGCCTGCTAACCAACCTTTGATTTTTACAATCTCAGACACAGGCTCTGTGCCAGACAGATTTGTTGTGCAGGTGTTTGAGGACACAGTTGAGATTGCTAAACTCTATCTTACACCCAACACAAATGACAAGGTGCATTTCAATTTAGCAGATATTGCTAGGGACAGAGTAAGTGTGGATGATAAGATACGAGATGAAAGTGCTACACTTTTGAGTTATGATACCAAGACATTTACAACAGGCCGAAATGGATTAAAAAAATACGAGGTGAAAGTAGGTACTTACATAGGTACAACACAAACTCTTAACCAAGATAGTGACACCGTTTACTTATTAGATGGGGCAGAGCAGTTGAGTGCAGGATTGCACCCAAGCTTTGCAGACTATTACCCAACAGCACTTACCAAAACAGCGTGGCTTACAGATAGGGTTGCAGTCGACAATGTTATAACAATAGAAGCTAGGGAGGAGGACGAAGGCTGTGTTGCTTTCTTAAACGACGACACTATCATAGGCAGCTATGCGGCACAGATTAAACTTGACCTCTATAATGCAGCAGATGTGGTTTTGCAAACAGAGACCTTTACAATAAATGTAGCGAATGGGGCACAACTGCCAGGAGCTGCAGATATAAACCAAAAGCTAACGTACCTCATGGCATACCCAAAGAATGCGGAGGAGTGGCTAACGGCAGCTAAACCCTCTTCTAACCCTACGTGGGCATACTACAAAATACAGCTTTTATCTGGAGGAAGTGCCAAAGTTAGCAATGTGTTAAGGGTTAACAAACTATGTACACAAATTAAGCACGACAACACGCAGTTAGCTTGGACTAATTCAGTTGGAGGATGGGACAGCTTAACTTTTACAGGGAGGACTCAGACAGATGAAACGGTAACAGCAAAAGAGTACCAAAGACAAATCGGAAACTGGGATGCTGCAGCGTACACGTTTCTTCCTCAAGCTAGAGAAAAGCAAGCCTACCAAGTTCAAGCAAAGCAGAGTTACAAGTTGACTCATGTAGCCTTTTCTTTTGCAGAGCTGGATTTACTAAAGTATGCTTTCAGGTCAGACAACCCAATGATTAGAATTGGCGATACAGGAGCATGGCAACCCGTAGTCATGAGGACAAAGAGTTACAATGTCAAAGAGGCATTTAGCGGTATGCACAGCGTAACGCTTTCAGTTGAACTAGCACAGGTAATTAAATGCTAAGACTCACACTCTGGAACTTTGCAGAAGATGCTCAACATAACATTGAGCTATATGAGAACGCACCTGTAAATCTCAACTATCAATTTGCGGATATTACAGAGATTAACAAAACTAAAGGCTCATATACACAGACTTTTAGAATACCTGCAACAAAGGTCAACACGGATTTCTTTGGTGCGTTAAGTGATCCTGCTGTACAAACAAGCTCGGCTTTAATCATTGGTAACTTCAATGTAAAAAGAAAGATACGTGCAGACCTTAATTATAACTCTGTCCCTTTAATGAGTGGGTATGTGCAGATAAAGGCCATCTATAAACAAAAGAAAGACTTTGCAGATATAGAGCTAGTTTTCTTTGGTGAAACTATTGACATGGCCTCTAAGGTAGGTGACAGCATGCTGACAGATTTAATTAGTACAGCATTAGACCATACACTAAACAGAGCGAACGTCATTAACTCTTGGGCGGGTACAAGTGCTGCGCCATTTGACGGCACAGTGCGTTACGGAATGATGGATAAGGGGCAGGATTGGAAGCAAACCCCAGGCACAGCAACAGAAGAGGCTATACAGCCGTGGAACCCTACTTCTGTGTCTTGGGATGACCCAGGTAGTTTATGGCAAGGAGATTTTACCCCGTATGTTCAAAACAAATGGCTGCTGTCAACAATACTATCTGAGGCAGGGTACACATACACTTCGGCTTTTATTGATGGGGCTGTATTTGGGGCAACATATATGCCTGCTTATAATGGGGCAAAGTACCCGAGGTCTACAACTCAAGAACCAGAGCTACAGGTTTTTGGTGTTTCAATGGCTGCTAATATGACAATGATAGGCTCTACTCAAGTGCTTTTTAGAGATGATGTGTCGGGGCATGATGGTTATGATGCTGAAAACAATTGGCTCAACTCAAGCAACCAATTTGAGGCTCCATACTCAGGCTTTTTTACTTTTACACTCAATGCAGTTTATACTGATGACACGGGCGTGGGTTATGTGGCAGCAGAAGTATGGCAACAAATAAATGGAGGTGGGGCAGCTTATGTTGAGTCTGACACTTTTGTAGGGACAGGGCAGTACACCTTCACAAGATATTTTGCGGCAGGCAGGCGCATGTATATAAAAGCAGGTAAGGCTGCAACGGCAGCAGGATGGACTCTATTAACAGGCCCCGTAGGCAGCAATTTATCTTGGTTTAGGTGTGACAGTGTAACGGAAGCTTTGCAAGGTCAGACTGTTGACGTTGTGGGGAACCTACCTAAAGTAAAACAGATTGATTACCTCATGAGTCTGCAAAAAATGTTTAATCTAGTGTTTATACCAGACAAGAATAAGCCTAAGCATTTAATTATTGAGCCTTTCAATGACTACATTGCAACAGGCACGGCTAAAGATTGGACAAACAAAGTTGACTACTTAAAAGACGTAGTAATTAAACCAACTACAGACTTACAAAAAAAACAATACTCTTGGAGTCATAGCGAAGGGCAAGATTTTATTAATACTCTAATACAACAACAGACCGCTAGAGTATACGGTAGGCATAGGGTAACAGATCCAGACAACGCTTTTGCTATTGGAGAAAATACAATAAAAACTAGTTTCTCTCCTTATCTTATGAGTCATGTGCCAGGCACAAACTTTATTATTTACAGGGGCATAACAAATGATGGTGCAGGGGTTACAGACCCAAAGCCTCGCATCGCTTTCTGGTGTGGTACTACGGCAGACATGGGAAATGTGTTTATACGAAACGACAGCTTGGCTAACAATAGCACGGTAGAGCTTATGCCTGTAATGAGCAACTACAATGTAATTTCTCCAACGGTAGATAGTGAAAACCTAAACTTCGGAACGGAGCTAGACTTTTTCTTTACAGAAGCAAATGCCCTACACACTTTGTACTACAAATACTGGTCTAACTATGTAAACCAATTATACAGCAGCAATTCTAGGATTTTAACGCTCTATCTTCAGTTAAACAATGCAGACATACAAGACTTTGAATTTAGTGACCGTATCTACATAGAAGACTCTTACTATAGGATCAACAAAATAGCTAATTACGATGCAACACAAGGTGGAAGCACAAAAGTCACACTGATTAAAATCGTACAAGACGTTGCCAATTGTGAATTTACACCTAAAAGCGTAGTTGATGGAGTTATTAGATTTGAGGGTTTAGGCATTGTTTACGGAAACCAAACGTGCTGCGAGCAATACGGCTACACATGGAGGCCAAGAATAAGCAGATGTTTGGCAAATAACACAACACTATCACCAACAGTAATATGATGGAAGACAAAGCAAGGACTTTAATAGAGAGCATACAGCTCCTGCAGAATGAGGGTAAAAAACCACTTAAAATACCTATGTGGCATTATCTTTTAGATTATAGCCTAACCGCTATTTTCCTCTTTGCGCACGTTTATGCTATTTACTTCGTAATTGATTGGCTATGGGCATGAAACAATGGATGACCTTTGGCATCAAAACCGAAGGAGCAGATAAGGCAGCCAAAGACATTGGCAATGTCGGAAAAGCGGCTAAAGGTGCGTCAAAAGAACAAGAGGGCCTTAATGAAAACATTGAGACAGGAACTTCTGCACTAGACAGCATGACAGGGGGGGCTATTGGAGCATTTAGGGGCGTTGTTTCTGGAGTTAAGAAAGCAGTGCTAGGAATGCGTACCCTAAAGGGTGCAATAATTTCTACGGGTATTGGTGCACTTGTGCCAATAGTTGCCTCAATTGTCTTATATCTAACAAGGACTAAAAAGGGAGCAGAGCAATTAGAGAAGGCAACAGCAGTGCTAGGTGCAACTATGGATGTTTTAGCTGAGGCTCTAATACCTGTAGGCGAATTGCTTGTGACTATGTTCACAGACCCTCAGAAAGCGATAGGACAACTAGAAGAGGTGCTCGGCCCTCTCGGAGCGTTCTTAAATACCTTATTCACAGACCCACAGCAGGCTATTTTAGACTTCGGGACAATGATAAAGGACTACGTGCTCGGTGCTTTCGCTAAGATTCTTGAGGGTTCTAACAAACTAACAGGGGCACTGTTCAAGCTATTTACTGGAGACTTTAGAGGAGCATGGGATGCCGCAAAAGAGGGTGCATTAATTTATGCTGATGGCGTCACCGACCTGATTCCTATCACGGCACAAATGAAGGCAACTTACAATTTATTAAATGTAGCAGTCGAGACGTATGGGGAGACAATTATGGATGCGGCTGAAAGGACGCTTGCACTAACAGGAGCTTCACAAAGGTTGGCTGATGCTCAGAGGAGACTTAGCGTTGAGTTTGCAGAGTCAAGGCTAGAGATAGCAGAACTTAAAAAGATAGGTGACGACATCACGCTATCTATTGAGGAGAGGATTGAGGCGACAGAAGCAGCAGCAGAGATAGAGCAAGGGCTTGCAGATAAAAGACTAGCACTCGCAGAGCAGGCTGTAGGAATACAGGCGGCACAAAATAGTATGGTATCGGAAACGGCTGAGAACCTACAGGCTTTGGCTGACTTGCAGGTTGAGTTAGCAGATGCTCAAATTGAGTCAATAGGGGTGCAGACGGAGTTATTGACGAAGGTCAATGGGCTGTACGCAGAACAAGATGCTAAGATTTTAGAAACACAAACTCTGGAGGAAGAGAGGCTTGCAGGAATGATTGAGAGGCAAAGCGAAATTGATGCAATAATTGAAAACGAGAAGACGTTAGAAATTTTAGCTATTCAAGATAAGTACAGGCAAATGAGGTTGCTCGCTAAATTAAATGGGCAAATCTTAGTTGGAGACAAAAAAGCAGAAGGAATTGAGCTTGCTGCAATTGAAGCAAAATTTGCACAGCAAGAATTAGACAGGGCTAAGTCAGTACACCAAGCAAAAACAAAAATAGCAACAGATGCTTTAGGAGCTTTAATGGCTCTTAACACCGCCTTTGCAGGGGATTCTAAAGAGGCACAGAAAAAGGCCTTTCAAAGGAACAAAGCAATGGGCATTTCGAGTGCTCTAATTAATACCGCATCAGCTATTATAGGTGCTATATCACCTGCAGCAGGTGGTTTAGGAATACCTGCAGGATTACCTGGGGCTGTTATGGCAGGAGCTACAGGTGCGGCTCAAATAGCTACAATAGCTAAAACAAGGTTTGACAGTTCTGGAGGAGCTGAGGAGAGTTTAGACGAGGGTGGCGGAGGAGGTAGAAGCGAGAACTTTGGCAGTCAAGCATCTAGTGGCGCACAAATAGATTTAGGATTTTTAGGGCAAGGATCAGGCAGCACGATGCAAGCGTATGTCATCAGTGAACAAGTAAATAACCAATTACAAGCGGATCAAATAGTAACAGACCAAACAACATTATAATATGAGACTAGTAGAGTTAGTAATAGACGAAGATGCCGAGCTATATGGCATTGATGCAATAAGCTTAGTGGAAAAACCTGCTATAGAAAGCAACTTTTTGAAGTTTAAGAAGCAAGCCGTAACGTTAGCCGAGGTAGATGCAGACAAGCGCATGCTTGTAGGTGCGGCTCTAATACCTGACAAGCCTATTTACAGGCAGGATGGCGAGAGTGAGTTTCATGTTTACTTCTCAAAGAACACAGTACGCAAAGCAATGGAGTTGTTTTTCAAATTTGGAAACCAAAACAATACGACACTAGAGCATGAGCACAAGCTTAACGGGTTGAGTGTGGTTGAGTCTTGGCTTGTTATGGATAAAGACAAAGACAAATCTTCTTACTATGGTTTAGATGTACCTGTTGGCACATGGATGGTAGCCGTTAAAGTTGAGAACGAAGCTATTTGGAACGATTACATAAAAAGTGATTTAGTAAAGGGCTTTTCAATTGAGGGCTACTTTATAGACAAAATGAAAACCAAAACAGATGAAGAATTAATGACGGCAATAGAAAAACTTTTGACCGATTGTAAGGATTGATGCATAAAATGCGTTTATATTATATACAACCATAAGTCCATGAAATTAACAGACCGCATAAATGAGCTTTTTAACAAGTTCAATGTCAACCTCAAAACAGAAGAGGTAAACCTAGAGGCTCAGGGAGTGCTAGAAAACGGCACGATTGTTTATACAGATGCAGACTCTTTTGTTGAGGGTGCAGACGTATTTGTAATGAATGAGGAAGGCGAACGCATACCATTACCAGATGGCGATTACACTTTTGAAGATGGAACTACGTTAAAAATATCTAACGGAGGCAAGGTTGCTAAGTCAGTAGCTAAAGGAGCAGATGGCGAAGGTAGCGAAGGCGAAGGAGGTAATGGCGAAGGCAGTTCTGCAGGAGTAGCAGGAGGGAACCCAGGAAAGGGAGGCAAGAAGCCTACACCACCTGCAAAAGCACCGCCAAAGAAAAAAGGCAAATCAGCACAGGACAAATTAGCTGAGGAAGACGAAGAGAGCAACGTTAACATTGATGTTGAGGTTGACGAAAAAGACAAAGAGGAAATGATGGACGATGCATACGTTATTGATCTAATCAACCGAGTGCTTGACGAACGTTTTCCTGCTGAGGTTGTAGAAGCAGAAGAAATTAAAGAGGAAGAGGAAGAGGAAATTACGATGAGCGTAATTAAAAAGCTTCAAAAAGAAATTACAGAATTAAAAACTCAAGCAGCATCTACAGGTGTTGAAAGAGTAAAAAAGCAAGAGGCGAAGTACGAGCCTGTTGATCTAACAAGTTTATCCAACGAAGAGCGAATTACCGCTTTATTTAATCAATTTAATAAGTAAGCTACATGGCTAACGTAACAATTACATCTACCTATGTCGGGCAATTAGCGACCCCATTTGTAGCACCTGCAATTTTAAGCGCAGATTCTATCGCTAATGGCTATATTTCGGTACTCGAAAACGTAAGATACAAAGCTGTACTAAAGAAATTCTCTGCAGGTTCTGTGGGACCTCGCACTTGTGAGTTTACAACACATGTATCAACGATGGAGCTTAGTGACGTAGTTCTTCAAACAACACAGCTTCAAGTAAACGAGCAGATTTGTAACGATGACCTAGCACGTGATTGGAGTGCAGCACAGATGCGTGGAGCATCAGCAGGCGCACCTAACGATTATGCAGGTTTTATTTCTCAGTACGTTGCTAGAGTTGTACAGGCTGATGTTGAGAAAAACATTTGGAGCGGTTTATACAACTTTGCAAATGGTGCAACAACAGGCGGTGGAGCAGGAACATCTTTTGATGGCATTATGCGCAAGTATGTTTTAAGTGCAGGAACGCATGAGACTCTTAACGTAGGGGCATGGACTGCTGCAGCTACTCCTGTAACAGCTACAGACGTATTGTTAAGATTAGAGGCACTAACACTTAATGCACCCGATGCTATTGCAGGTGATCCAGATGCAAAGATTTTCATTTCACGCAAAACAGCTCAGCTATACTACCAAGCTCTAGCTAACACATACAGCTTACCTTTCTTAAATGATGGGCTTGTTGCTCGTTACAAGGGTTACGAGATTGTAGCACCTGCAGGATTTCCAAACGATACAGCTATTCTTTCTAAGGTTGACAACTTGTACTTTGGTACTAACGTTTTGACTGATATGATTGAGGCACGTATGCTAGACCTTACATCAGTAACAGGTGACGCAGTTACTCGTGTAGCTATGTTATTCGATGCAGGAGCGCAGATTGTTGACGAAGCATCTATGGCTTGCTGCAGACGTTCATCATAATAACCAACTTAAACTCAAAATAACATGGCTTGTACAGTAACAGTAACAGGTAGGGCATTACCCTGCAAAGACTCCTTAGGAGGTATTAAGCAAATTTGGGTTGCAGGATGGGCTGACGGACTATGGACAGCAGTAACTGCAGGATCGATTGCTAACGCAACTTCGACATCAGCTACAGTTTTCAAAAACTACGACATGCACAAAAACACAGGAAGCTTTACGCAGACTGTAAATGCATCAGTAGAAAACGGAACTATCTTTTACACGCAGGTTGTTTCTTGTGTATTCTCGAATGAGGTAGCTGCTGACATCGCTAATTTCCAAGACTTAACCAAAGGGCGTTTAGCTTTAGTAGTTCAAGACGTAAACGACAACTTGTTTGTTATGGGCAACACACGTGGCGTAGAGCTAACAGGTGGAACTGTTGAAACAGGTGTAGCAATGGGTGACTTCAACGGACTCAAATACGAGTTTACAGGTGAAGAG